ACCAGGGCCGTGATTTCGTCATTGACGACAGTGCCCCAGGTGCCCGATTCAGTACCCGTTACCGGCTGGGCAAGGCCAAGGAGGGTGGTGTAATTAATAGTCATGATTAGTCCTTTAAGCTGCTATTCGAGTCCATGTTGAGGATTGAGAATCATCGACGACCACCCAAGTGCCGGACTGGGAATCATCGACATTTTGCCAGTTAGCGGCCTGGTTGTCATTAACCACGCCCCAAACTGTGACGTTTCCAACGTAACCGACCGCTTGAACGCCTGTAACATACACAAAACTTTGGCCTCCAGCCGCTGCTTGGCCGATCTGACCAACTGCCTGGACGCCTGTGACAAAGACGTCCAAAGCCAGAGAAATAGTGACCGAGCCAACGCTGGCAGTTGCTTGGACCCCAGTAACGCTAACCGCAACGTCTTGGCGAACAACGACCGTACCAAGCTGGGTAGTGCCCTGAACGCCAGTAACGTTGACATTTGCCCCAGCCGTAACCGTGGCAACGCCAACGAATCCCTGCGCGGATACGCCCGTGAGGGTGACATTTGCTGTCCCTGTAACCGTGGCTGTACCGACTTGGCCAGTGCCTTGGACCCCAGTGACGTTGACATTTGCTGCCCCTGTAACCGTAGCAACGCCAACGAAGCCGTTTGCTTGGACCCCTGTGACGAGGACGTTTGTGACCGGAACGGCATTGACTGCGCCGACATAGGCATTAGCTGATAGGCCTCCATTACCATAGCCCCATGCTGCAATGCCATATCCTTCTGCTCCCCATCCAGGCGGCGCGACGTAGACGGCAACGTCTGCTCGGAAGTTAGTAGCTCCGACGAAGCCATTAGCCTGGACTCCCGTGACAAGGACCCCGGTGCCTTCGCCGACTGTGACTTGACCAACCTGGCCTGTCCCTTGTACTCCGGTGACACTGACATTTGACCCAGTTGCCAGGGATACGGTGCCGACTTGGCCACTTGCGGCAGGAAGCGGTGTTCCATAGCTCCAGCTTCCCGATCCCCAAGCAGAACTTCCCCACGCATCGAACGAGACGGTGACATTTCGGACGGCATTAACCGTGACGGTACCGACGAGGGCTTGCGCTTGCAAACCCGCGTTTTGTCCGCCCCAGACCTGACTGCCCCAGTTACCAAAGCCCCATCCTTGTAAATCAACCTCAACAAGCTCTTGGCCCCATGGGACTTGGCCCCAATAACCTTCTCCCCAGCCGCTGTAGGTTGCCACGTAGCCATTTCCTAATTAAGCAATCCGAATAATTGCGTTAGTTGCATCTGCTGTTGGGAAAATGATCGTAAACGTACCGACAGTGGACGTTTTCGCGCCGCCAAAATCCAAAATACATACTGCAGGGTCGCCCGCTGCTGAGTCGTTATAAATCATCGCGCCATAAGCCGTGATGGTGGCACTAGTAAACGACAGGTCGTTGAAGTCCGTAAACGCTGTTGTACCCGAAGTTGTTGGGGTCACATTAGTCAATAGACCACCACCTGCCGCATAAGATCCAGATGCAGCTACTTCGTTTGTTGCCGTATATGCAGTGGTAGCAGCAGTAAACGAAGCATTGTTGTCGTACAAAGCCAGTTTGAAGTTGTTTCCGGTGCTTGCCGTGAAGTTGTGCACGCCTTGCAGGATTTCCTGCTTGAAGCTTGTACACATAAAGTTGCCAGTGAAAGCCATTTTTACTCTCCTAAAAGATTAATTAAGTCTGGGTAACCAGCCTCCCGCAAGCGGTGGGCAATGGTCGCGCGATCCTGGTTGACCGCTTCTTTTAAATAAAACAAGCAAACAGCTTTCACTGCTGCCTTAAAAGCGATCGCTTGGTCGCGTATTGCTGGATGGGAGTTTCCTCCCACATATACAATCTTGTCGGCCATGCGCTGAGCCAATTCCTCGGCATTGTGGCCTCTTCCTTCGGTGGTAGCTACCTTTATGCCACCGAGAAGCACGGGGGATTGAACACTGATCATGGTCCTGGGCTCTCCGATTTAACTCTAATTCTTGCCATACCGTCACGGAATTCGTCACGACGACGGCGACCTTGCTGCTCAATTCCAAGGCCTTGGATGGCTTGCTGATAGCTATTCGTGAAGTACGTAAGCATCTCGGTAGGCCCTTTGGTGTAACTATAAGCTTGGATCAGGCATCCGTACAGTAATGCCTCAGGGGCATTGTTGCTTATCCAAGTTGTTGGATTAGCCGCCGATAACTGGGCCGGACGATAAATATAGCCCAGTTCTACCACGTAGTTGCTATTTGGGGTAGGCGCTAAGTAGAAGGTGTTCTGGTCCCACACAGAGTAATACTTAGGAATGCCGGTAGAGGTGCCATCTGCCCAATATTCCTTCATGAAGGAAGTGTCTCGGAACTCTAAAAAGATCTGATCCCCGGCAGAGGTAATCATCATGTAGCGGTGGGTCAGAATATCGCTAGGAGCCGTTAAGAACTTGTTGCCCGTCGTCATGTTGGCCGTGGCTTCAAGTTTAAAGACATCCAAGTCAATGTCACGGAGGATTTTATTCTCCGTCATGGTGATAAACGTATCAATCACCGCATTAGTGAACACGTTAGAGTCCACTTCGGTGTAGTTACGGATATTGGTAACGAGTTCGTTGTAGGTCATGTCACTGTCCCGACAGCGGTTGAGGCACTAGATCCTGTGACAGAGAAGGAGGTTGAGATCTGAATTTCGAGCGACCCAACTTGTCCTTGTCCTTCGACAATTTGTGATTCTGGATAAGGTTGCATATTTGTCCCGCCATTAGCGCTTCCCAAACTTTGGAATGCACTATCCCCTGGGGCACCAACGTACACATCCACCGGTTCCACACGATCCGGGCGAGGTTCAAAAAGAGCAACGGCATCGCCGCTAAACTTGAGGGGCTCAAGTTGTGGTTCTTTTGGCTCGTAGTCCTCTGGGCAGACTTTGAACCCCCGCCAGTTTTTGCGAAGTACGTTATAAGGATAACGTTGTCCGCAGTAATCACAGAGGCCGAAAGAGAATTTGCCGGTAGCAAAGGCCACATCATACCCCCAACTGTGGCACGAAAGATATTCGTGCAGTTTCTCTGTCTTCTGCGGCTGCTCGTGCCCACTCTTCTTCGTAGATAGACTTCAAGAGTTGCGTTCTATCCGTAGCAAACTTCAACGACAGATAATAGGCAAGCCCTGCAGCCAAGCATGGCAGAAAACGGAAGTTAACGTCAGAAGTATTGGTGTACTCTCCAGCATCTTGAATACGACGGATTCTGTAGTACCGGAATTGGTACGCACCCGTCAAGTTTGGAGTTGGGTAGAAATACACCACCGGGGTGTTTGTGCGTTGCACGTAATACTGAGCGGGGCGGGCCTGCGTGCTTTTATCTGGAACGTCCAAATACTCCGCACGAGTAATTGCATCAATCGTAATGTCTACAGCGGGACTTTGTGTCGAATCCCGAATAACCGCCGTTAATACCTGAACGGTATCCGTAGGCAGGTTAATTGACGTTACGCCAGCCGTAAGGTTTGCAACAACTTCTTCAATGGTCCACAAATTTAACCCACGATTGGCCCAGTCAAGAAACATTATGTTGAGAGAACGACGAGCAGTTTTAAGGTGATGACCAGTGGTCATCTCCATGCCGCATCTCTCAAATGCTTCTTCGACTAGTTCATCAATCGAAAGATCAAATGTTGTGGTACCAGAAGTTGCCATTTAGCACATTCCGCCTTTTTTGTATCCCTTGGCCATTCCACCACCCATCATGCCCATAGCCATACGCTTGTGCTGATTAACGGCACCGCCGTTTTTCATCATCACAGGACCGCTGGTTTTGCTGGTCTTTAAAATCATTTTATTCTTAGGGCCAGACTCAACACATCCGCCGCCCTTGGTTGCAATGCCCATTCCTTTTCCGGCCATGATTACTTCCCCTTTTTCATTGCACGGCCTTTTGCATCAGCCGAAGTTTTTTTCATTGCACGACCAGCCATATCACTTGCTGATTTTTTCTTGATCATGCCGCCTTTTTTGGCTTCGATTGCTTTACCAGCTAAACTAGCAACAGGACCTTTACCCTGGGATGCAGCTTTGCCGATTGCTCGGGACATCATTCCACGAATTCCTTTTCCGCCAGAGCTAGCCGGAGCGGGAGCGGCTCCTGACTCAGCTTTTTTAACCATCTTACTGACACTTTTCATAAATCCCTTCATGTTTACTTTCCTTTCTTTGCCGTTTTGGCAGATTGTCTAAAAGCTTTAGCAGTAGGAGCGCCTTTAGTTCCCGGTTTACGCATCTTTTCACCAGAACCCATAGCGATACGTTTTCTTTTTGCGTTGATATTAGAATACAAGCCGGGTTTTGCTGGCATGGTTCTACCTTCCGTTGAAAAATGAATACAAACCAATAAAAAAACTTGTCACCGCACTTGACGCTCCGGCCACCCA